CATTATGAACTATGTACACGGCTGCTTGCTAGAATTAGAAACTGGCTGCGTACATTAAAAAAGACCAGCCGCACAAACTGGTCTTTTTACTATTCCCTATTTTATTTTATTTATGCGTCACCTTGAAACTTAGGATATTTTGTGCAATTACGTACAACCAATCTCCTGTCATGTCTGCTTTTGTGTTCACATGGAATACTGGTGAACGACTACCACGAACAGCGTTACCGATTACCGATTCCGGTGTGTCTGCGATTCCTGCTGTAAGGAAAGCCTCCTCGGGGATGAATGCAATCATTCCGTTCATTAAGGTTACTTCTACGTCTTTTTTTACTGCCATGTTCAACTTCCTTTCTTATTTTTGAGATAAACTGAATATGTAACTTAAGATACCACCTAATACAACCATAAGGGCATTCTCGACTAACGCACGTTGTTTATCCGTACCCTTCTCGCCTCTTGTTTCTAATGTTGCTAACTTTTGATGTAGGAGGTCAATTCGGTAGATTAGGTGGGATTGTTTTTCTTCGTTTATAGCTGTGTTTTTGTCAATGTCTCGAACGATAGCTTGAAGTTCCTCTAATACTTTTTTCATATCTTCGGATTCTTCGGCATGTTCTTTCAGTACGTTTTCTATCTCTTTTAATCTGTACTCAAATTCTTGTTGATTAGTCATGACCAATCCACCTTTCTCTTTTTTATCTACTGAATGTTAAAAATCCTTTGCTAACTGTTCCCTTCCCTTCTTCACTTGTTTTATGCTCCGATAATTCTTTTAAAACTGCAAGGCTGTCCTCATCCTCTATCTGACCATATTGAGAACATGTATTAATTCCTATTTTAACAGATTTTTCATTATCGAAAGTTATCTGTACTCGAATCCAATCACTTTCTGGTGTTTCCAGATATTTAAATTCATAGCTATTTAACAGGCTTAAAGACATCAATCGATGAATTGTATACATATGGAAACTTGTTCGGTGACCATTCACCATATTGTCAATAAGCTCACATAATTCGCCTTTTACATCAATATTTCTTATGTTTCCTGCGGGAATCATTTTTTCCTCCCCCTTTCTCCTTTGTTCGTTGTTAGAGAAGTAACTACAACCGTAGACATGACACCGTTTTTGAACGCGACGGTTTCGTACTTGCCGCCGCTGAATAGTACGATATCTGCTATAATAGAGGTATAGACAATTGTAATAAACATGACAGCTTTTACAGTTGGAATAATCAAACGAAAAATTATACCTCGATGAAGAATGGATGCAGTAATATATGACATATAAGAAGCTACGAGGTAGAAGATTAGGGTAAAGGCAATAGACAGCACGAAATATACCATTGTAATTACCCTCTTCCTAGAGATTTATCAGTACTAATATAGTACTTCGTACTGATATTTTTTGGATAACTACTATATTAGGGTAGTACCAAAAAATTTCTCAAGTGGAGGTAGAGTAGCCCGTGAAAGTAGAAAAAAGTTTAAGAGATAAAATCTTACTAGTTGTTGTAGTACAAGCGGTAGGGTTTGGTATCGCATCACTTTTAAGTCTAGGAGGTATCGTGGTAGAACGTTCAACGCTGTCGTATTTTATTACAGGGACTATCCTCGCATTTGTCGCTTTAGGAATCTATGAATATATCCTAACGAGAAACGCGATGAAGTTACAAAAAGAATTAAGTGTAACAATTAATCAGGCAATGCGAAGATATGATACGATTTTTATCAATACACATACGGAGAAGAAAGGCGGTAAATAGCTATGTTTGACATGACGGAAAGAGAGATGGAGAATTTTTTAAGCTCTACACAAGATTACGCTAAAACAACAATCATGCTCATTTTTGAAAACGAATCGCAAATTGTAGCACCCGGATATAGAACAGAAACAGGAATTAAGGTAGACCCTACATTCGTATCTAATATTTTAAAAGATGTGGAAGCAGCGGTTACAATGACTATTACACATATGGCTTACGATTATGCAGATTTTCAAAAGGACTACAGAGATACAGTAGGAGATACTGAACATGAGATTGTAGATAAATTAAGAGATAAATATGAAGGACATTTAATGAGCCAATTCATCAACTATGGAATCGTATTTTCATCTGATGTTATCGACATTGTTTTGGACGAGCTAATCCTAGAACTCCCTTTCCTTTATTCTGCTGCTGTTTACGAAGATATTGATGATTCCGATGTATTCCTTGACGACAGACTGTACGCTTACGAAGAGCTGTTAGAAAAGGTAGACCAGCGCTTCGATGAGGAGCTAGACGATGAATGATAACGAAAAGGGAGGTTGTCGAAAAGCGACGTAAATTATTTCAAAATTCAGAAAAATACAGAGAGTTTAAAAAAGGAGATAGACGAGTCTTCACACCAAGATTATGCTCCATATGTGGAAGACCGCTATCTGCTCTTTCAAGACAAACGCAAAAATACATAACAACACAAAACCAGATACGATTCGAGTTAAGTGATATTGTACATATCCACATCTGCAAGGATGTTAACTCGTGTTATCGTGTACTAAAACAGAAAGGGGAACTGCAAGATGTCAATGGCGAACAACATAAAAAAAGGTATAAAGAAGAAGAATAGTGTGTTTGACTCACAAGAAGAATTACGTGATACGTTAAACTCCGCATTCTCGTCTTCTATGAAACAGTTCATTAAGAAGTTAGAAATGGGTGAGATTCCTATTGATAACATCGCTGATGCTATCCGCGTGTTAGGAGCTTATAAGGAACTTAATGGTATCGACGAAATGATGAACGGTCAACAAGGAGCTGGAATGTTACCGGAAATTAACATGCGCCAAGAGAAAGTTGTGGATGATATGGTTCGTGACGGTAAGATGGCGGCTGATGAGGAAGGTAAAATCGATGTATCTACAATGGATATGAACGATGTAGCAGACCTAATCAGAAATATGGACATAGCTCAGAATGCAGAAAACGAGGGAACATTCTAATGAAAAAAAGACCGTGGAATATCGAAATCACAAATGACGTAGAACCAACGAGGGTTGTTAAGAAATCTAGAGCTATGGGGATTTCTTATATACCTTACCCCTCACCTGATAATGTACTAGCGGAAAAGAAAGAATACAACAAGTTTGCGAAACATGTATATGAAAGCTATGTACTAGGTGTCCCGTATTTTGGAGAGGAAGATAGAAATGAATAATCTAACAGGAGAAATGATACAGAACATAGCTAAACAAACGTTCGGTAGGACGGAGTTATCAAAAGACGAATTAGCTTATGTATTGACGATGTTAAACTGTTCGTCTTATCTATTAAAGAACCACTCGGTAAAAGGTCACCCGATTACCTTCCACGTTAGCGGAAAAGACTCATTACGAGCGCAAGCGCACAGACCGTGGCAAACAGAAATCATCAATGATACGCATCCTAACAAGGCGGTAATTAAATCCCGTCAGTTAGGGCTATCAGAGGTCGGTGTAGGTGAGATGTTATGGTTTGCAGACCTACACTCCTATGCGGGTGTAAAGTGCCTCTACACGTTCCCTACGAACCGACAAATGAAGGACTTTGTAACGACGCGTATTAACCCATTACTTGAGAAAGGTTATTATGCTACTATTTCTGACCCTAAGATTGACTCGTTAGAAAAGAAAAAGATTAGAAATAGCTTCATGCTGTTCCGTTCTTCTAGTAAGGGCGCTGCGGTAGAGGGTGTCGATATCGATTATCTATCACTGGATGAGTATGACCGTGTAAATAGCTCGGCGGAAATCTCTGCGATGGAGTCCATGTCTTCATCTCAATATGGTATTTTACGCAGATGGTCAACACCTACGGTACCTAACTTCGGTATCCATGACCTGTATGACCGTTCTGATAAACGCGTGTACATGCATAAGTGTGAACATTGCGGCATGCGTCAACAACTAGATTACGATAAAAACATTGAATGTATGGATGAGAGCGGTGTAGATGTTCTTGCTCAAACAGTTCGAGATGGTACATACCGATTCGTTTGTCAGAAATGTGGTAAGACGTTAGACAGATGGTACAACGGAGAATGGGTAGCAGAGTTCCCGGATAGAAGTATTAATAATCAAGGTACGCGTGGATACTTAATCACACAGTTAAATGCGGTATGGTTTAGTGCTGATGCTTTAAAACGTAAGGAATTAGAAGCGAAATCTAAACAGCATTTTTACAACTACGTTTTAGGTTATCCGTATCAGGACGTTGCATTAGCTGTTCAAGATAGAGATATTACAAATAACATGCGCGATTACTACTCAGCTCCACTAATGAATAGAGGAGACTACCGATTCATTTCTGTAGGTATTGACTGGGGTAATCGTCACTGGGTTACAGTTCGTGGATTTAAAGATGACGGACGTATCGACATGCTTCGTATGTTCTCTGTTGAACGAGCTAGAGGTGTAGCAAACATCGAGGCGGATTTAGAGAGAATCATAGTTGAGTTAATCCCTTACCAACCCGATATTATCTGTGCCGATATCGGTGACTCTGGTAACTACGTGGACAAGTTAATCCAACATTTCGGTGCTGGTGTAGCTTACGGTGTTAAAGTTAACCCGAACCCTC